AAACAACCGGCACCTTACGCCCGCCAGGCGGGGCGTTGGCGTCGGTGACCAGAAGCCCCTGCAGCATGCCTTTCAGCGCCAGGTCTTCGTTGGTTATCCAGGGAATTGGGGGCTCCTAGAACGCTATGGGGATGGCCACGTAGCACTCCAGCCGGGAGGCGGCAGCGTTCAGCCCGTAAACCTGAATGGACCCGTCGGTCTCCAGCTCGATCGCACACCCCTCGTAGTTCCCTGCGGAAATCTTGAGCACGTCGGTGTAGGCGGCCACCCTGCGCAGACCAACGGGCCGGTAGTTAGCCGGGAGGCTCCCAGAGGGGAAGATCACGGTGCCGTCAGACACCGCACCAGGCGTGAGGATCTTGAACGAAAGGACCAGCTCCCCGTTGGCGTTCAGCATGTACTGGGCGTGGCCGCCCGCGCCGATGGCCCAGCTATTCGACATGGTCGTGAGGTTGTGCGGCACCTCGGGGGTGAAGCTGCCCGAGAAGCCGGTGGCGTAGCCGACCTGCCCCGCGACGTACACATTCGGCGGCGACCCGCCGCTGGAGGAGGGCCCGACGAACACGTTCCCGGTGGTGGTCAGGTCCAGGATCTCCCCAGAGCTGGTGTTGAGCTGGTTCCCGAACGACCCGCTGGAGGTGGCATGGACGAAGTCCACCTGCGGCTCAGACGAGAACGTGCCGCCTGGGGTGAAGCAGCCGGTCACCGCGACGTTGGAGTGGGTGAACGACGCCTGGAAGAGGTCACTGCCGACAAGCTTCCCGACCGGCGGGTGGGCACCCGTGGCGACGAGCGCGCAGGCCTCCACCATGATCTGGGAGCAGACCGAGTTGTTGTACACACCAGAGGCCATCCCCGTGGGCGTGGTGGACGAGGAGGTGGAGTTCAGCCGGACGGCGGGCACAACCGAGGTCCCGGTCAGCGTGGTGCCGGTGAAGACGTCGTCTCGCAAGGTGACGTACTTGCACCCGTTCAGCTCAACCAGCGGGTTCGCGGCTACCCCGTTGAAGAACGCTTGGATGATCGTCGCGAAGCTGGCCTGGACGAGCAGAATCGGGGTGCAGGAAGACACCAGGCCGGAGCCGACCGCGTCCCACTTCCCCCCGGAAATCAGGAGGTTCCCGGCCGCTGGCGTGGCTGGCGGCCCGGCCGTGAAGCTGACGTTCGAGAGCATCACCGCCGGGGCTGAGCCGCCCGAGGGGATGATCCGCTTGATGGTCGCGCCTGGGCTCAGGTGCAGCCACGTACCGGCCCCTATGACGAGCTGGGTGCCGCAGGCGTAGACACCGTCAGCGACCCACACCTCACCGCCACCGGCCGCTGTGCACGCGTCCAGGGCCGCCTGGAGGAAGGAGGAGTCATCGGTGGACCCGTTCCCGGTCGCCCCGAAGTTCGCCTTGGCGTCGAAGTAGTTGGTCAGTGATGACCCGGCGGGCATCAGGGTTGGCGAGATCTTCCCGAACCCGTCGAGCTTGACGTACCCGTTGGCGAGGTTGATGCCGGAGGTGATCGGGCCGACCAGCCCGGCGGCGTACGCGCGGTCACCGTGCGGGTCAGATGCTGAGGTGTGGGTGTTGACCGACGTTAAGGCCTGATTGGCCACGGCTAAGACGGCAGTGGTGATGTACTGGTTCAGCGGCACGCCCCAGTTCTGCTGGCCTGTCGTAGGTAAAGACATCGCTCAGGCGCTCCACTGGGAGAAAGTCGCGTCATCGACAAGCTCGTCGGGCTTGCATTGCATCGCGGTTACTCCCACGATTATATCCCGCTCCTGGATCTGGCCTCGGATAGCGATATTCGTCACCCGGAAAACCTTCGTGTCGTACACCGCCCGGTCCTTCAGGTAATTCTGGGTGTCGATGTCGGCGTAGCTCATGCCCATCTGGAGGAACAGGTCGAAAGCGATGGTGGCGTCTAAGTCGTCGCTGGTGTAGAAACCAGCGGTGCCGTTCTCGTTAGCGCCCCGGAGGTGACTGACGTGAAGGCACGGCATCCGCACCGGGGGCTTATACATGCGCCCCTGGCCGACCGCCTCACCGTAAATTGGGTCGATCTGAGTGGCGACAGGGTCGTACCGATAGTAGCTCAGCCAGTCACCATTGACATCGCGGAATCCGCGCAGGCCCTTGAAGATCCTGTCGGTCTCTTGGTCGGCCGAAAATCGTCCCTGCTTCCAGTCCATCCGGCCCATCAGATACGCCTCCCCTTTTCATCCACCTCGTGCAGCACGCGCAGTTGGCCGGTGGTGCGGTAGGCACCTCCGCCGTAGTTGCGGTAGTGGGGGTCAGGGCTGTTGCGTGTGATCGGGGTGCCGCGTCTGGTCTGGGGCTGCACCGCGTAAACGTGGCCCTCGCGGCCGTACAGGTTGTGCGCCTCTCCCAGGAACGACTCGTCGCCGTAATGGACGTGCTTCTCACCCCACCCCATCGCTTGCATTCGGGCACCGTTTTCGGGGCCCCATTTGGCCATGGTCGCGCCTTCAGGGGACAGGACGTCGCCCGGCTGGAAGGTGTGCGTGCTCCCGTGGAAGAACTGGGCGGGGTTGAGGTGGTCGGAGGCGGTCACTTATCCCACCCCGGCACGTCTTGTATCTTGCTCTTCGGGCCCCATGGCTCAGCCGGGATGTGAGTCATGCCGAGATCTCGCGCGGCGAAGTACCGGTGGTGCCCATTGCCCAGGCCGCCCGAACCATAGACGAGGGGGTTCTTAATGCCGTGCTCCGCGACATGGTCCCGAAGAGCCGCCTGGTACTCCTGGGCGCTGTTGTATCCCTTGTTGCGGGCGTACTCCTGCTCCATCTCGTCATACCGTTCAGGGCCCTGGTAGGCCTGCTCGACGGTCATGTTGCCGTACTGGGACGGCATAGCGCCGATCTCTTCGATCGGCCGGAATTGGGCGGCTGATAAGTGGTCGGAGGCGGCCATCACGGCCCCTGCGAGTTCCAGATCGGCGAGGGGATCCCGCTGTCATCGTCGAACCGGCCGTCGATCGGGGGCAGCTCGCGCTGCGGCCAGCGGTGGTCGTCGTACTCGCGTGGCTTGAAGACCGGGACCAGGCGGCCGGTGGTCTGGGAAGTCCGGCGGAGCTGGAGGGTCTCGATCCGGAACACGCCGACGTTGAGCTGGGCGCAGAACTCCTGGTACCGCTCAGTCATGGCACCGATCTGGTTCATCACCTGCTGGTAGCGGGCGGCCCGGTCGATGACGGTGCCTTCGGCGGTCTGGATGCTGGCATCGCTGGCCGCGTCGTTCGCCAGGGTCCACAGCACATTGATGGTGGCCAGCATCGCCACCAGGGGCTCCTCGACCGGCGGCAAATTCGCCAAGGTGACGGGAGTGTCCCGGTAGTCGATCCACCCGTGCTGGTCCTGGTACCGCTCGGTGATCGTCCGCCCAAGCAGGTGCTCGTTCGCCGCGTCCGTGACGTAGGTGAGCAGGTCATCATCGGAGAACATCGCCCAGCAGCTCCCGGTGATGAGGATCACCGCCTGGTTGGCCGGGGCGGTGACAAGCTGAAGCTGCCCGAGCTGGTAGTTCATCGTGTAGTCAGCAGGCGTCGTGAGCGTGGTCAGGCCCACGCCGTTTGTGACATCGACGGTCTCCGACCCCGGGATGATCTGCTGCTTCGGCAAATCGAACCAGGAAGTCTCGCCGTCGCACAGTGCTGAGGTGCGGAACGGCTGGACCGGGTCGCCTATCTCGTTGCGGATCCGGCCTATCAGGGCGTTAATCGTAGTCATCGGGTTAACTCGGGTAGGTGCTGAGCCATGCGACTTCGGCCATTTGCGCCATGACGCCCTGGTAGGGCTTGCCGACGTTCCAGGACGACACCATGCTGGCCCTGACAGGGTTCAGGTCGTTCCAGTTGCACGTGGTGGTCACCCCGACCCGGCCGATGGTGGTCCAGGTGCTCGTCATCCTCGCCGAAATCTTGTGGCGGGTGTTCCAGGTGCACGACACCGACGCCGCCACCGGCTTGCGGGTGTTCCACGCCGCTTGCGCCGAGGCGGTGCCGTGGCTCATGGTGTTCCACCGGATCGCCTGCAGTACTGGAACCTGCTGGCGCAGGCCCCAGGTGCACGACTGGGACCTGGTGATCTTGCCGAGCGTGTTGAAGGCGAAGGCCTGGGACTTGGTGACTTTGACGAGGGTGTCCCAGGTGCATGTCTGCACCTTGGTGACGGTGCTCCGGGTCTCCCAGGTACAAGCCAGCGCTTTGGTGACCAGCTTCCTGGTCTCCCAGGTGGAGGTGAACGACGTAGTGACATGTGTCGTCACTTCGGCTACCTCCTATCCCGGGAGCACGGCAGGTCTTCGTTCAGGCGGCCGAGGAGGCCAGGATGGCGAGCAGCTTGGCGAACGAGCCGGAGAGCACCGACTGGACCGCCTGCGCGACCTGAGGTTCGGCGGTCTTGATCGCGGCTTCGATGTCGGCGCGGAACACCTCGGCTGAGGCGAGGCCGTCGGCTCGCAGCTTGGCCATCTCAGTTTCCGCGTCGGCCTTCAGCGCGCCCAGCTCGACGTCGGCCTCGGCGTGCACCCGGTGGATGACAGGACCGAGCTGGCCGCCAAGCTCTTCGAGCAGCTTGAGAGGATCGAACGACATGAGTTCTCCTTTGGGGTCAGGCCTGGGTGTCGAAGTCGATTTCGAGGCCGAAGCCGTCGTTGTTGAGGGGGGCGCTGTTCGTCGCCGTCCGCCGGATCCACACAGCCTTGACGAAGTTCGGCGCGATGGTCCCTAACGACACCCCGCCAGCGCTGGACGCCGAGTCGTTCACCCAGCCGGACACACCGGACGGTGCGGCGGTGGCGGACCCGATGACAGCCGCCTGCTGGACGGAGCTGCTCTTCAGGGACGACGCGGCCGGGTCCACGGCGAGGGACAGCGTTGCGCCACCAGCGACGTCACTCCCGGTTGGCAGCCACGCGACGGTGTTCAGCATGCTGTCCCCGCCAGCCGTGTTATTCAGGATGAACACGCACGCGTAGTCCACCTGATCGGCTGCGTTCTGGGCCCCGGTGATGTCGGGGAATAAGTTGTTCAGGGGGGTGCCGGACACCTGAGTCGTGCTGCAGTATTTCCCCCAGGAATCGCCCGACGTCCCGCCCGTGGCGAATCCGGCGGACGCGCCGGGGGCTGCGAGCAGGAACAGGATGTCTCCGGAGACAATGGCGGTCATGCTGTTCCTTTACTCCTGCCCGAGGGAAAGCGACCCGGCCGGGAAGACGATGTTCTGGCTTACGCTGACCTGCTCAATGGTGTCCAGGTCCCACGTATAGAGTAACAGCCCCGACGTCCCTGATGCGGACGTCACAAGGGCTGACCACTGGTCCGCCACAGGCATATTCGCCCCGTACGGCCCGAATGTAATCGTATTCGCGTTGACCATTCCTGCCGGGGGGCCCGGAGTTGCACCGGACATGACGAACAGTTGCCGAGCGTACCCGGACGTGGTGTCTTCCAGCAGGTCGGAGAGGCTGACAGCCGGGGTGCCCCCGGCTCCTGAGGTGTCCGGGTCGGCGGTCAGCAGGGCGAGGTAACGGGAACCGGCCGCTGGGACTTTGACCCACGCCGAGCCATTCCAGTCGTAGACGTTGTTGCTGTCTCCGGTGTTGACCCAGTACAGGCCCGGAATCCAAGTCGGCGCGACAGACGACACTACCGGCACCGTCAGGCCCGCGATAGTGTTCAGGCTCAGCTCTGCGCCGGTCTGGCAGACAGCTCCTGGCATTTACCGACCTTAGTGGTATAGGTACCCGATGCGCTCAAGGTGCTCGGCGAGCGCCCGGGGCACGTCGTACTGGACGCCTTCCTCGAAGTTGTAGAACTGGAGGTTGCCCGGAACAGGCGCTAGCCCGTTCTCTGGGTCGCCCGGGTGGCCGACGGCGCGGCCGAAAACCATGTCCTCGATCGGGGCGTTGACGCGGATCCGCACGACCGGGGCCTCGACCTCGATCTCCTCGGGAACCTCTTCGACCACCTCACCTGGCGCTGTCCCCGGTGCGCTCGCGCCGCCCTGGCTGTAGTCCACAACCTCGTCGGCGCGCTGCTTGTAGGCGGCGACGGTGGCCGTGGCGATCTCTGCTTCCCGGGTGGCCAGGTCTGCGGCGTGCTGCATTTCGAGCTGCTGCTTGCGGACCCCCGTGAGGTCACGCGGGTTCTTCGGCGTGGCTGCCGCGCTCGAACGCTGAAGCTTAGCGGGGGGCGCGATCGGCCCGATGGTCTCCGCGACGGTGGTCGTCTTGCCTGCTGGCATTTCCTGCCCCTTATTGCTTGTCCGAATGGTTGAGAGACCGGCAAACGCCCCCGCGCCTTGCGGACTTACACCTTGCGGCTGCCCAGTAGGAGCGGAGGCGTCTGCGTCAGTTGGTCTCGGCGACCAGCACCGCCTGGTCGGTGATCAGGCCCAGGCCCCAGATCGAGTACCACGCCAGGGCGTGCTCACGACCGAAGTCCAGGATGCCGCCGTCCCTCAGCTCGACCGGCAGGGAGATCGCGTGCCCGAAGGCGTTGTCCCCCATGAAGATCGAGTCGTAGTACAGCGCGCCCGTGGAGCCGGAGGCGAAGTTGTTGGTCACCTGCGTGGTCTCGATGAAGACCACGTCGTTCAGTCGGCCGATCTCGCCGATCATGAAGTTCCCGGGCGCCGCGTACTTCGTCACCTCGATGAACTCGGGGTCGTCGCGGAGCTGGCGGGACTGGTGCGGGTGGAGGAAGCAGACGTAGGTCTCGCCCAGCCGGGGGACGTTCTTGGTGGCCAGGGTCTCGACCGCGTCCTTGACCACGGCGGTGGTCATGGAGTAGTTGCCGTTCCGGAGGTCGGAGCCCGCGTTGCTGGCCCGCGACAGGGCCGGGGAGCCGTGGTCGTACGGGGAGATCGGGGTCCGCACGGCCGACGCCAGCGCGAACTTGTTGTACCCGAAGATCATCGAGCTGGCCTGCAGGAGGGTGTCCCGCGCCGACCCGTCCAGGTACAGCGCCATGTTCCTGCCCAGCAGCCGGGCGCCGGACGCCATGACGTCGTCGAAGGAGGCGTTCAGGAGCAGCTCCGACACCGCGATGCCGAAGCCCTGCTCGGCGACCGTGATCGAGAACTGCGAGGCGGTGAGCGCCGCAGTCTGGATCCGGATGCCTTCCACGAGCTGGCTCGCCGGGCCGAGGTTGTTGTACCTCATGAAGTTGACCGAAAGGCCAGGCGTGACGCCCAGTTCGGTCTTCTTCACCGCGAACTGCTCGAAGCGCAGAATGGGCATGCTCTGGAACAAGATCTCCTTGCTCCAGATCTGCTGGATGGCGGGAGATAACTGGGAGTTCGCCCCGCTGTAGTTCGTGGGCGCTGCCGCAAGTAACGGCGTCCCAGTGATTGCACCTGCCATTGTTGGGCTTCCTTCTCGGTAAGCGGTCTACTCACATTCTAAGACGTGAGCAGAATGATTTTGGTTTTACCCGAACAGGCCCCGGTTGTTGGCGCCGCCGCCGATCCCGATCTGCGGTCGCAGTTTCGCGTACTCGGACATGGGCATGGCAGCGATTTCCTCCGGGGTGTACGTCTTGGTGCCCCCCTGCGCGTCGATCGGGCCGGTGGGGGTGAAGCCTGCGGCGCTGACACCCGGCATCGCTGCGCGCTGCGCGGTCTGTGCCTGCTGGATGTTGGTGAGGATCTGGGTGGTCTTCGCCTTGGCCAGCTCGATCGAGGCGTCGATCTCCGCCTGGGTGTTGCCCCCGATGTAGTCGAGCAGCTCGGGCGCGATCTCGTTCTGGGCTGCAGCGACCTGCTGCTGGGCGTACGAGGCCAGGGCGGCCAGCTCGCGCTCCTTCGCCAGGATCGCGTCCCGCTCGGCGATCTGCTGCTGCATGCCGGTGAGCTGGGTCTGCCAGGTGTTCTGCTGGTCGGCGAGGGTCTTCTCCCACTCGGCCTGGCGCTGGTCGATCT